GGGATGATGAACACCGCTATCCGCACCTACCACCAGATCCTCCAATCGAAACTGGAGAAGGCTCTGCGGATCGCCTGCATGGTCGACAAGGAATATTTCCCCGGCGAGAAGACCGCTGGCGGCATCCTCCGCAACCAGGAGTTCCTGGAGGAATACAACCCCGTCAAAGACATCGACATGGACAACCGGTTGCGGGTGGAGTACGGCCTGGGCATGGGCAGAGACCCGGCCCAGTCGGCGGTCCTCCACATCCAATACAGCCAGAACGAGTTCGTGTCCAAAGAGTTCGTGCAGGAGAACCTGGACGGGCTCACCGATGTGGCCAGGGAACAGGCCAGGATCGACACGGAGAAGTTCCGTGCCATGGCCCTGGCGAAACTGCTTCAGGGTTTGGAACAGGGAGCGATCCCCGATTCGGCCCTGGTGGAAATCGCCCGGGCCCGCTTGCAGGGCGACGACCTGTTCGACCTGTTTGAGAAGTGGGTCGTGGAACCACAGGAGGAACAGATGGCTCAGATGCTTCCGTCGATGGCTGGACCTGGTCTCCAGGCAGGAGCCCCCATGGGTCCGGGAGGCCCAGGCGGTCCGGGTGGTCCGGGTGGCCCTGGTGGCCAGCCAATGTTGGGACCTGGCCCACCACAGCCGCCGGAAGGGTCGAACCTTCTCGCCCGCATGGGCGTACCGGCAGGCCCAGGCGGAATGATCGGAGCGGAAGTCCGTGGCTGATCCCACCTCTCTTGACAAGACGCCAACCCAGAACCAGTCGCTGAACAAACCAGAGGGCGGCACATACGGGGAGAAGGCTGAGGTTGAACGGCTGAAGAAGGAGTTGCCGTCCGGGCAGGGTCCCGGTGGCCCCCAGCAGGCTCCCCCGCCAGGACGGTCCCGGGCCGCACGCCCTGTACCAGCCTCCATCGCCCCGCCGACCCCGGCAGGACCGACAGGGGTACCCGACGCTCTCATGCACCCCGGGTCCCGCCCGATGGTCACCGGTCAGCCAGATGGGCCTGCCCAGCCGTCGGTTGCGAACATTTCCCAGGCACGGATCGCTCTATTGGATGCTCTCCAGACCAGCAAAGAGGTTTCTCCTGAGACCCGGGAATGGGCAGGGATCATGCTGGAGATGATGCTAGATGCCTCACGCTCCTGAGCATGTTGAGGTAGACCCAGCAGAACCTGTCCAGGAACTCCCGGACAGGGAAACACTGCTGGAGACCTACGGTCGTGACCCCATAGAGGGGATTTACAACACGATCTCCATGTTCATGCCGCAGTGGATGGCAGGCGGCGACGCCAGCCAACTTAGCCTGCAAGACGCAGCCCGGACAGCGGTGGAGTTCACCCCGGTAGTTGGGGACTACATGGATCTCCGCCAGGGCACCGACCCGAGCAATGACATGGACCCGTTGGAGCGGGGCCTGGCGATTTTCGCAGGCCTGGGGTTCGTGGGCGCTGGGGCCCATTTCGGCAGGCAGGCCTACACCGGCCTTCGGGAACGGTACAAGCAGCAGGTAGAGGAGATTTACGCCCAGGGCGAGATGGCCCAAGCCGCCGTAAGGATGGAGTTGCCCGGCTTGGAGGAGGCCCGGCGTTTAGCCGCAACCAAGGTGTCCGGTTCGATATACCGGGACACGGATGAACGCTTGGCGTTTGTTCATGGCCTGGGCGCTCAAAGGTGGCGGCGGGTAGCGACGGCTCCGACGATGGAAGCGTTGACGGAAGCCCTGTGGGCGGAAACCGGCGCACTGAAAACTGACATCGACGGCAACGAGTATTACGCCCCGGAAGCGGTCAGCGGCGCTATGGACGACATGGGTCCTGGTACTGGCAGCAGGGCTGCGTTCACAGATTTCGTACTTGGGGTGGGGAGACACATTATTTCTTTGGGGGGGTTCACGCCGGAAAGTTACCAGGGGGCTGGGACAGACCTGGCGGAACTGTACGACCCGATTGCTACAGCGACCGAAACGTGGTCGTCGGGAATGGACAAGGACCTCTTTGAGGCTTCTTTGTACGGGCTGTCTACGTTCGTGCAAGCCATGGACATGGGCCTGTTGGCTGGGAGGGAACTGAAACAGACCGGGGCCCTGTTGAGCCTGGGGGATCTGTTCAACTTCGGTGGTACAACCGAATACATGGCAAAGGCCGCAAAGGACAGTGCGGTTGCTCAACGTCAAATAGCGCAACTGGCTTCCATGGTAGGCCGGTACAGCGCCCCGGATCTGCAACTAGACCCGACGATGGCCTGGTCGGCTTTCTACGAAACAGAAGACGGGCGCATCATCGGATCAAGAGAACGCCACGGCCAGTTCCTTCCCACTTCCCGTTATGTGAATGTGGAAGGAAACCGGATTCTGGACCCGGACGGTTTGGACGATGCCATGTCCAGATTGGATTTGGACACGGTAGTCCCAGAGATGATCATGTCTTTGTTGGCGCTGGTCGACGGCCAGGCCGAAGTCATGGTTCAGCAACGCCACCGGGACGCAGGGAAAAACTGGTACCCGCAGATGAGCCAGTTGATCGACGCTATTGCTGAAAGGTTCAGTCTCAAACGACACCAGGTAGCAGCGTCACTTTCCGCCTTCTCCCCACGCAACAAGTGGGACCCGGACAACATCAACCAGGCGATCATGGCCGCAATGGACTTCCACAACAAAGGATTCCAACTAACCCAGGAACAAAGACTCGCTGTTGTGAACGAAATCCGTGTGTCGGCGGGTTACGCCCCAGTGACCGAAACCGGTCATCTAGGCATGGGGAGTCCACGGGCCAAGGCGGCAACGATCTTTGAGGGGCAATCCCCAATCCAGGTTCTACGAATGTTGAAGACCCTGTCATTCATGCACAACGGCTTGTGGCCTACGGGGAACGCTTCGACAAGCCCGTTCGGTATGAGTGTGATAACCGGGGATGTTCACCACTACCGGGCACTAATGGGGTTCTTCCACGGCGTAGAGGCCCCTTGGTTCGCCCAAACCAAAATACCGAAGCAGGCGTTCAGCGGGGCGTCCGAATACCACTCCAACCTGGGAATGGAAATCATCGGCAGGCTGGTGGCCTCCGGCGAAATCACCCAGCGAGAAGCCTCAGAGATGGGGGGACGCACTGGGGGTTTGGAAGTCGGCCAGGGGGTGCCGACCGCACACGCAGAGAAAATATATGACGCTGCTGTGAGAGCGACCGCCATCGTGGCGGACATGCTGGATATGACCCCTGCGGAACTACAGGCCGTCGTTTGGCAACCGATCCAGGAGGCCGGGCCGCAAATGGTTCGGGGAAGAACGTCGGTTTGGAATGACTCCATCTTGAAGATCCTGGAAGGGCGCAGCCCGCTGGCTTCTTCGATGATCACGGAACTAGGGGGGTTGGACAGCACCCTGATCGACCCGAACGAGATGATGGTCGATGTGGTCAGGAGCCATTCCCGGAACAAGACAGATAACGCTGAGGGGATCTTTCTCGTAACGACATTGAACGGGGTTCGGGCCTACGCAGATCCGGCTTTGCCGGGCGTGACGGACATGATGAGGACAGCCCGCCCCATTGACGCCAGACCGGTCGTTATGACTGCCCGCCCCAGCAGAGATGTCGCCCCCGAACCTTCCCCCACTAACCCTGTTCGTTGGATTGCCCGTGAAGCCCGCCGGGTGAAGAGCCTCACGAACATGCAACGCCTGCTGGCCCCTGACTCTCCTTCCGGCGAGTTCCGCACAATGAGCGAACCAACAACCCATGATTTCCCGGATGTTCACTCTCCTGGTAACTACATGGTGGTCGAAGTGTCCCATGAGAGGGCCAGTGAGGTCGCAAACCTGCTGCAAGCAGGGGGGGCATCGTTGGATGTCACCCAGGTGCCGTTGTCGTTTGATGCGTCGACCCCTACCGGGGCACCATTGGGCCGGGCCGAAGTCGAATATCTGATGGGCACCAAGGAAGGAAACAACCCTCTCCTCACCCACAGTTGGGTGACGCTCCCCTACGACCCCTCTTTAGGCCGGGCTGTGAAATCTTTGGGGTACGGGTACCCGGTCGAATCGTATGTCCAGGATGTGGACGGTTCGTCCCGTCGGACTTACACGGTGTTCGGGATGACAGCCGAACAGGCAAAGACGGTGGCGCAAGATTTCGGCGTCCAGAGGATGTGGACGACGGAGGGAGAATACGACTTCGCCAACGACCTGTTCTTCCCGGTAGAGCAAGGGGTAACCGTGGGGGGTGGCACGGAGGGAACCCAG